TTAAAAAGAAGAAAAATGAAAAAAGGTAATCCACAAGGAAGAATAAATATGCTTAGGAATTATAAACCTGCTCCGTTTGGTAATAAACGTGCTCTTGGTAATAATGGCGGAAGACCCTCTAAATGGAAAGATGAATTTGTAGAAGAGCTCATCAAATACTTCTCAGTTGAGGCTACTAAGAAATCTCTCGTTTCTTCCTCAGTAGAATATAACAAAGACGGCACAGAACGTAAAAGATCTGACAAATACATAGACGTCCCTAATGACATGCCCTCTATTGTCTACTTTGCTCGTCATATTGGCGTAGACTATACTACCGTCCATCGCTGGCTTACTGAAGGGATCTGGGATAAAGATGATGGTGGCGATGCCCCAGATTCAGAGAAAACTCCAGATAAGTTCACTGAGTTTCGCAAAGCGTATCAAGAGGCACTCGAACTACGCAAGCAATATTTGATTAAATTAGGGATGTCTGGAATCTCCCCATCAGGTGCCTATATCTTTACAGCGAAGAATTTGACAGATATGAGAGATGAGCAAACCGTGAATCATAATCTGGAGGGAATCGACGAGTTATATAGCAGATTACACCAACCTGATGGCAAAACAAAGTGAGTATCAAAAAAAGTTGCTAGAGATTCATAAGGAGACTAACAAGGGATTAGTCCCATTTTTTAAGATTCTACTGGCCGATATACAAGATTACCAAGAGCCTGCGCCGTTCCATTACCAGATCTCCGAGACCTTATTGAACGACAACAGATCATTTGCAATAGAGATGGCGAGAGAGACAGCCAAGACTACATATGTTCTCAAGACCTTCCCTCTGTACTGTTTGACTTATCCTCGGGACGATAGAAGATATATAGTGGTNATCAAACAGAATCAGACGCTTGCAACTGCGAAGCTGATGGAGATTATACGGGAACACGAGACGAACCCTGTCATCAAGCAGAATATTGTGAAGACAATCAAGAGAGCAGGGGATGCTTATGAAGTTGTGGTGAGAGGAGAAGATAAGAGAGATTATGAGATGAGAATTGAAGCCTATGGCAAGGGGGCAGCGATAAGAGGATTAAGTTGGGGGAATTTGCGTCCACAGATTATAATTGGAGATGATCTGCAGAGTCTGGAAGATTCGACATCCGAGACGACTATGGAGAAGGATTGGGATTGGTTTCTATCTGATGTCAAGTTCCTCGCTAAAACTGGTAGAATCTTCTTAATTGGGAATAATTTAGGCGACAGGTGCATAACAGAAAGGATTTTGAATGGCACAGATCTCGGATTCGAGAAAATGCGAATTCCTATCTTATCCGAAGGTGTTTCCACTTGGCCATCGAGGTTCCCAGTTGACTTTTTGCAAAAAGAGAAAGCAGAGTTTGCTGCTCTCGGGAAATTGGAGATCTGGTACAGGGAAAGAATGTGTGTTGCTTTACCAGAAGAAAAACAAATCTTCAAGAAGGATTGTTTCCGATACTTTGAGCAAGCTGACCTGCCAGAACAATACACCTGTTATCTCGCAGTGGATCTGGCTATCAGTGAAAAAAAGAGTGCCGACGATGTTGTCTTGATGGTTGTGGGGAAGAGCAATAATAATCCCAATTGGTACATTCTGGAGTACATCGGGGGGAAGCTTGATCCTCTCAAGACAATTGATGCGATATTCTCTATGTACGAAAAATACAGGCCAGTCAAGGTGGGCATTGAATCGGTAGCCTACCAGCGAGCATTATCTTTCTTTGTTAAAGAAGAAATGAAAAAACGAGAGGTGTATTTCAATATAGTGGAATTGAAAAATGCCGCCAAGAGCAAAGAGGAGCGTATTAAAGGTCTGCAGCCTCTGTTCAAGACAGGTGTCATTTTCCACAGACATAATATGATAGAGCTGGAAAGCCAATTATTAACTTTCCCCAAAGGATTACATGACGATTATATTGACGCTCTGGCTATGGTGCTTCAATTGGTTGGCACAACCAACAGTTCTAATATGAAAACTTACAAAAGAGGATACGAAAAATACTTAGATTCTTTAAAATAAATGTTGCTTTTTCTGTTTTAAAGACGTATAATTGGGCCAGCCGTGAACTATCAATAATTTGTTATGTTCATGGCAACAGAACAAGAAGACAAGAATATAGTCGAGAAATCGATAGAAAAATATTCCATTGAAGACGAGGATGTTAAAGATTTTTTAGACATAATTTACGAATCTGCCAAGGGATTTAAAAACGATAGAGACCTGAAGAATGAGTTGATTACAGTATTATTTGACGAAGGTTTTGAAGTAAGAGACCCAAAGGGCACGAAGAAAGTGGGTTCAAAAGTTCTCCAACAGGCTCTTTGGAGATCAATGGCGAGAATAAAGTTTCTAGATTTTCAGGTTCATGGAACTGGTCGGAGCGGATCTGCTGAAAGACTCACGGCTGAAGGCATCCGCTCTGTTGCAGATAGGGGCAATTTAATTCAGTGTTTCAGGGATAAGGGAGGCGTTTTTCAGAAAGCCTTTCTTTTCTCAGATGGGTTTTTAATGTTAGGAAAAGGTTCTAATGAAGAGAGTCCAGTTTATTATAAAGCGCTTGATAACGAGAATGTCTACATGGACAATCACGCCAGGGGAATCCGAGGTACGAGACCAGCGTATAAAGTTGTCGTTATTGAAGAATTTGCTAAAGATGAAGCGTGGGGTTTATTCCCAGAATTGGAGGAGAATAACATTTTTGGGAGAATTCCAGGAGGTTTTGGGGATGATGATACTGGAATCGGGCAAGATGACACCTTAGAGATGGCTTACGGGTATAACATTGTTACTAAGAAGTTCGTTCAATTTGCAGGTTCTCAATGTCACGTTATGGAGAAGTTAGCAGGAGAGAAAGAGTATCCATTTATCAAGAGGAAAAAGCCGTATGTACCTGTGTTTCAATTTATGTGTCAGCCAGGAATTGAAGGTCCATACAATCACGGAATCGGCGATATGCTTTACGAATTGGCAATTTTGACGAGAAAACTTCTGAATATGGAAGTGGGGCATTTGGAAGAGAACGTATACCCAATTACGTTCATAAGCGCCCCTCAAACGAAAGTAGACGAGTTGGTAGAGAAGATGGCGACAGCAAACGAAGCCCGAAAATTAGGAGGTAAACCATTTGTAGCGATGGAGTTCGATCCGAACGGGGGCCAGCAATCTGTTGTGGCTCAATCATTATTGACTCAGAACTTATTCCAAGAGTGGCAAATTGTTTGGGACAGGCTTTATAATGAAATTTCAAGGTTAGGAATCAATCTTGATGACGTAGACAGAGGAACAGGTTACACCGCTGAGCAAATAAGAGCGGAAGAGGAAACAGCAGGAATGTTTTATCGCCAGATGATGGAGTACAATGCTAGCGAAACAAAAGAACTTATGGAATGCACAGTTGATGCTATTACTGAATTTGTTAGGAAGAACAACGAAACTCCGCTTGATCTGACTACCAGAATCAAAATAGGAGACAAGATTATTGGAGCGAATGAAATGTTCGGGATTATGGGCATGCCTGACAAAACATTCACAATGGGTATGTTGTCAGAAGAATTGAGACAGAACAATTATTTTATAATTGTGAATTCGAGAACTGGAAGAATTCCAAGCGACACAATGAGATTATTGGAATTGCAGAGACAATTGAGCATAACTACTCCAGGAAGCCCACAGTGGTCAGAATTATACAGACAAATGGCGCAAATTAATGGATTAGATTTTGACGGTGAAGGTCAGACAGGTGGACAGCCAAACCCTGTTGTTAGAGAAATCCCAACTGAAACAGCGCCAGAAAACGTTGCGGAATTAGCAGTTCAGTAGNATAATACAATCGACAATGTTCGAATTTATCAAAACAAGATTGGACAATAGAGCGAGAATAAAGGTGTTAGAAGAGTTATTGGCAGACAAAACCAGTAAATTGCTAGAGATTGAGAAGAGTGTTCAAGACGCACAAGAAGATCGCAGGAAAGACGAAGAGTTGAAGAGAAATTGCTTGAAGAAGTATTTTAAAGCGGCGGCAGAGGGCAAAGTTTTGTACAAATTACCGTTATTGTCATCGCACGAAGCCTTAAAACATTTTGGAAACATTTGGGGGAGTTACAAGAGCGATGCAATGATGATGATAACAGCAGCAGAATACGAGTTTATAACTGATAATCAATTCGATGATAAGCAGATAAGTGCAGTTAAGCAGGTTTTGGGCAAGATACTGGTATTCTTAAAAGATTGCAGTAAGGAATATGAGATGAGCGTCAAGATACAAGAAATGAGAGCGTCTCGAAAATAGATCATTGAAAACACAAACACAGCCGTGAACTGTTGGGCTAGTCTAGTCCAAAAATTCTTCACGGCGTTTTTGGGCTAAACTGGCTTAATAGCCACTATGTCATTTAACAAAACTGTAAAATGGATGAAAAATCACACGACGACATTGATCTCCAAGACACTGATACTGATCTTGAAGACACTGGAGTCACTGATGATGAAACATCAGAGGATGGCACTAATACTGACCANCCTAAGACAGCGGAAGAAAAGAAGGAAGAAATCAAAAAGGCTTGGATCGCTAAAATCAAAAGCGAGAAAGCGACTGTTGAGGACATTCCTGATAACCTTGCTTGGCTCAAACCCGATATCGAAGCAGGACTCAAAGGTAAAGCTAATGAGGACGAAATTGATCAAAAGGTTCAAGCCGCACTCAAAAAAGAACGAGATAAGGAAAGTTTCCAGCTTCTAGTTGCTGATCTAGAGGAATCGGACACGGATGCCGAGACTCTAGCACAACTCAAAGCTGAATATGAAGATTTACGTTCTCAAGGGGTGAGCGAACTGAAAGCCCTCATAACTGCACGAAGATTAGTCGGACTAAAAGACAGTGCAAGTGTGATNTCTGACAGACGCAAGAAAGGTATGCTCTTGCCTCCAGACGGGGGAAAGAGACGCAGAACCGCTAAGAGAGACGAGTTAAGTGACGTGGAGAGGCAATTTATGACTAATTTGCCTAAGCAGTTTAAATAATTACTAACCAAAAACTAAGATGGATTTCAAAGTAGTAGGTGACGAGGCTTTACGCACAGTCATCGCAAAAAAGGAATCTGCAACAGTGATTGAAGCTGGGGACGTCGTTGAGATGGCTTCAGGCTACATTGTGAAAGGAACAGCAACAGGTGCCGCATTGGCATATTGCCCAAAAGGCGCTGCAGCTGGTGTTACAGATGTAGAAGTCACGGTTGGCAACAATTTCGTACTAGAAGGTGCAGGGGATGCAGTCTTTGCTATTACCCAAAAGGGTTCTGAAGTGGATCTTGTTGTTGCGGCAGGTGTNCAGAAAGTAGATGTCGGGGAAACCACAACCGATGTGTTCAAGATAGATGTTTCAGAAAACGCAGGCACAGTTGATTCTGCGGCTGGTATCCGTGTCAGGATCAATAAACCTTTGTTCTAGTCTTATTTACTAACCTAAACGAATTATGTTTACAACAGATATGGCATTACAAAGGGTTAAAGGAATCAAAAAATCCTTTGATAATGGCATCCAAAAAGGTCTTGAACCTTATTTGGACAATAGAGCTATCAAGTTCTATCAAACTTCCGAAATTTCTGAGATTTTCACATCTACAGAAAGCATGGGAGATGTGGATGAATTGGGTGAGACAGAGACCCCAGGATCTTTGAAACTTGAAGATGGTTATTCAGTAACTATCACAGAGAAGAGATTTGGTGGAGCAATCATCCTTCCAGAATCAGTCTATAGACGTGAATCTATGGATAGAACATGGAAAGTCGACGAATTCCTTCGCCGACAGAGAGATAAGTTATTGAAGAAATCATTGAATAAAATGCTTGTTAACGCATTCGCATTTTACAATGAGGCTTTCAGTTCAGGTTCAGTTTACTTAGCCCCAGATGCAGTCGAGATTTGCGGAGTGCACGCTTGGAAATCAGGTGGAACTTTCACAAACAAAGCTACTGCAGTTTTGGATTCTGATGCAGTAGACGGTGCATTTGAATATGCAGGCGCTTTCACTGACCCATCAGGCGTTCCAATGCCACTTAACTTTGACACAATCATAGTAAAGAAAGGTTCAGATAATGAAAGAACAGCCATTCGCTTGTTCGCTAAAGGCATCAATCCAACGGCAGTCGGAGATATCAATGTCTACGAAGGTATGTTGACAATCGTTGCAACTCCTTATATCACAACAGCTAACAAGAATTACTGGTTTATGAGAGATTCATCTCAAGAGAATTCTTTGGGTGTTGGTATTGGAGAATACCCAACGATGAGAGAACCTATGAAACTTGAGAACGAAGCAATCCGTGCAAACTGCACAGGATTCTGGAAACAAGGCGTAATCAATATGCCTTTCGACATCTACGGATCANACGGAACAACCTAGTTCTAAATGGCTCGGGGAGTGCCGTTAAACTCCCCGACAGTTGAGGTGCAATTCCTCTCCCCATAATTCTTAACAATCAAGTATATGGCACACAAATATGAGCATGTGAGCACTGGAGCAGGGTTCTCCGTGAAGAACGGAACAACTAAGACTGAAGTAATCAGTCAGGCTGGTGCTTTTTCAAAAGCAGGTGGCGTATCTCTAGCCAATTTGGCTACTGGTATCACTCCTTCTCATGTCACAAAGTATGCAGGAACAACTTCTGCTTACGCGGGAGGTGGCACTTCTAACGCATGGACAGTGACGGGGGCTGCTGCAACAGATGTTGTTAGTGCGGTCATCCGTGCTTCCACTAATGCTGTTTCAATTGCAAAGGCTGTCTTGACAACTAATACTTTGACAGTGCATTTCAGTGCGGATCCAGGTGCTGACACAACAGTAGATTATGTTATCCTAAGGGGCGCTGCTTAACAGTTTCTTACTGCCCCTCAGTGTTGGGGGGTAGAATAGAGATTTTTAACCAACAAAAACATGTCAACAAATCAAGTTTGGAACATCAATGGGCACGCTTATAATTGGGCTCAGCTTCAAGAAATGAAGGAAAAGGGAATAGACCCTAAGAATGCAACTCTTCAGCCAGTTGCAAAAGTTGAAGAGTCAACGAAAGTTGAGACTGAAGAAACAGCCCTAGAGGCAAGTGCAGATGTAGAAGTTGAGACAAAGCCCGTTGCGGAAGAAAACGCTTCTGCAAAAGTTATAACAGAAGCCCCAGAAGAGGCGATTCAAGTTCCTGTAATTATTTTGGAAGANGGCACAAGCGTAGATCCTTCNACTATGAACTTTATGAAATTGAAAGCGTATGCTCTCTCTAAAGGCATGCCCCAAACTGCGGGGATGAAGAAAAAGGATATATTAGCTTATTTATCTAACCTATAATAAAATGATAAGATTAACTAGATTAAGTTCAGTATTTGCGGCGGAAGCTGCAGATGNAGTGTCTAGTAAAGTAATTGTTAAACACTTTGACTATCTTGTGTTGCAAGTGGGCACAGCCGCACTGACAGACGGCAAGATTATGGTAAGGGGGAGCGTAGATTCTTCTGCAGACCTTAGCTTGGCGCAGGCAGTGGATAACATATGGGGTTACAAGTATATGTACGATTTAAACAGTGGAAGTGGGATTCAAGGTTCGACAGGCATTTCTCCTGCAGGAGAGGAATTCTACGAATTAAAGATAAATGTAGACGCCTTATATCAANTGGCATTAGAAATAAGCGGCAGGACTGCAGGCGCTTATACAGCGAATTTGTATGGGGTGAACATAAATGGTCAATAATTTAACAATCACATATGAACAAATTTAAAAAATTATTAGCTGGACTTCTTGTTTTTGCAACTATGTCTAGCACGACATTTGCNGCGACAGGTGGATTTGAAGCGCCTTCGTATTGGCAACAATTGTTAGGAACTTCTTACATCGTTCCGGATCCTTCGACTTTGCATTTGGGCGATAATACGCACAGAGTTGCAAAAGGTTGGTTTACCGACCTTGACGTTTCGGGTGTATTCACCTTCGGAGGCATGATGGCGAGTGATTTGGATATGAACGGATATAATATTATAGGAGGAAAACAGCTCAAGTTTTCAACAGGCGAAGCGGTCACAGGTACAGATTATGCGATTTTGCGTAATAATGACGCAACAAACTTAATGGTATTCAACGTGCCTGCTGGTGCAGGTTTTAGATGGGCTAATCATGGTGCGAATGTAGCTTCTCTTAATGGTACTGGTGAATTGAATGTTGGCAATGGAACAGCCGCTTCCCCAGCCTTTGGTTTCTATGGCGACTCAGGTAACGGAATGTACTTGAAAGGAGAGAATAATTTAGGTTGGTCAACTGGTGGAACAGAAAGAATGAATCTAGGTTCATCAGGT